CGCAGATCAAAAGGCAAAGCTCGCCCACGAGATAGCCACCATGTCCGAAAAACACGCTCAAGAGGCGTTACTTGCTCAATTAGAAATCAACAAAGCAGAGGCTGCAAGTGGCTCTATATTTAAGGGCGGTTGGCGACCCGCCGTTGGATGGGTCTGTGCGATTGCTTTTGCTTATCACTTTATCGTAAAAGATTTGATTATATTTGGTGCTAGTTTTGCCGGTGCAGAATTGCCAGATCTGCCGGAATTTGATATGGGTACACTTTTAACTGTTCTTGGAGGTATGTTGGGAATTGGTGGATTGCGGACATACGAAAAGCAAAAAGGCTTAACCAAGTAATGGAAAAAGAAAAAAAAGAAGTTGTAATTTGTTACATTCATAAAATAGCTATGAAAGAAATAAAACATGAGGAGCCTATACCTGAACTTGGTATATACAATTATAAAGAATATAAATGCCCTATGTGTTTAACGTCAGTAATGGAAGATTAAAATGGATGGAGTGAAGGTAGCTCAAACTCTATTAAAGAACATTCGCCAAAGAAGAGATGAATTATCACAATCTTTGGCAGATGGTTCGATAACTTCTATGGAAGATTATCGGTTCATAACAGGTCAAATACGAGGACTGACTTGGTGTGAGGAAGAAATAAGAACCTCGATGAAAGGTATAGAAGATGAGTAAAAAATTATATGTCCCAGATCGGATTTTGGGAAAAAAAGTGTTAAATCCGACTCCATCACCAATATCAAAGGGATTTGGTAAAAATGCAGAACCTAACAAAAATGAAGATGATCCATCAAAGTTAGATGCTTCATTACTTGATAGGTTGCCACAACCAACTGGGTATAGAATTTTAGTTATACCTTACTATCCTAAAGAAAAAACAAAAGGTGGTATTTACATACCAGACGCTACTAGAGAAAGAGAATCATTTGCAACTGTTGTTGCTTATGTCGTAAAAATGGGTCCAGACGCTTATAAAGACGAAGATAAATTCCCAAGTGGAGGTTACTGTTCTGAGAAAGAATGGGTGCTTATGGGTAGATATGCTGGAAATAGGTTCAAAGTGGAGGGTCTTGAGCTAAGACTCATAAATGATGATAATATTATAGCAAAAATACTTGATCCAACAGATGTTTCTTATGTATAGTGGAGAGTAACATGAATGACACACAAGAAAAAAATTTAGAACAAGAAGTCGTTGAAGAAAACGTAATTGTTGACATTGAAGAATCAGAAAATGAAAAATCTGAAGCTCCTAAAGTTGAGGCAAAAGAAGAAGAGCGAACAAATGTTCGTTCTGAAGAAACAGAAGAAGAATTAGAAAATTATTCTGACAATGTAAAAAAACGCATTAATCAATTAACAGCTAAAAGAAAACAAGCTTTAGAAGAAGCAGATGCTGCTTTTAAATATGCAGAAGAGCAAAAAAAGAAAAACGAGGAGTTGCAACAACAACTAAAGCAACTTAATACTGGTTACACTTCAGAGTTTGGAAATAGAATAGAGGCACAATCTGCACAAGCAAAAAAACTTTATAAGGAGGCTTTTGATGCTGGAGATGCTGAAAAAATGTCTGAGGCAAGCGATCTCATGGCTAAACTTGCTATTGAGAATGAAAGACTCAGAATCCAAAAACTTAGAACCGAAACTCAAGGAACTGAAAAAAATGAGGGACAAAATCAAGAAGTCACCCCTCAAGCGAGGCAGACCCCGCAAAAACAAGACTTAGATCCCAAATTACAAGGTTGGCTTGATAAAAATACTTGGTTTGGTCAAGACATGGTTATGACCAGAGGAGCACAAGCTATTCATGAGCAAGTTGTAAGTGAAGATGGAATTGACCCATCTACAGATGATTATTATAGGGAAATAGATAGACGTATGAGAGTTGAATTTCCACATAAGTTTCAGAGTGACAGAAAAGTCGCCCAGACTGTCGCACCTGCAAACGGCAAAGCCGTATCAAGTGGGCGGAAAAAGCAAATAGAACTTACCCCTGGACAAGTTGCTTTTGCAAAAAAAATGAGAATACCTTTAGAGCAATATGCAAAAGAGGTAGCAAAAATTGAAACCAGGAAAGGAGCCTAAAATGGTGGATAGAGCTAACCGAGAGTCTGCAACTCGTGAAAAACAGGAAAGAAGAAAAGCTTGGACACCTCCATCACAACTAGATGCTCCGCCAGCACCTATTGGTTATAAGCATAGGTGGATTAGAGAACGAGTTATGGATTATGATGATAAAGCAAATATCTATAAACGGCAAAGAGAGGGATACGAACTTGTTCGTGCAGAGGACTATCCAGATACAGACTACCCCGTGATTGATGAAGGCAAAAATGCTGGAGTAATTGGTCAAGGAGGACTTTTATTAGCACGGATTCCAGAGGAGATTGTTGACGAAAGAAATCAATACTTCATGGATAAAACCAACACCCAGATGGAGGCTGTAGATAGAGACTTGATGAAAGAATCTAACCCTGCAATGCCAATATCTAAAGAAAGGAAGTCTCAAGTCGCTTTTGGTGGCAAGAGGCAAAGTTAATAAAATTCTTACTTAGGAGTTAAAAATGGCAAATCAAGATGCTGCTTTTGGCATGAGACCAGTTAAGATGATAGGGGGAGCTCCCTACACTGGTGGTCAAAGCCGATATAGAATTGCTGCCAATTACGGAACTGCTATCTTTCAGGGCGACATGGTCGCTCAAGTTACTGGAGGTGGTGTAGAAGTACACGCTGATGGTGGTACAGTACCAATAGTTGGAGTATTCAATGGTTGTAGATTTACAGATCCTACAACTGGAAAAGAAACCTTTTCCAACTTTTATCCTGCAAGTACAAATGCTTCAGACATTGAGGCTTTCATTATAGATGACCCAAATGTTATCTTTGAAATTCAATGTAATGCTGCATTTCCAGTTGCAGATTTATTTGGTAACTTTGACATTGTTTATACAAGTGCAGGGTCTACCACAACAGGTATTTCTGGTGCTGAGTTAAATGTTAGTGATGGTGCAACCACCGCAACTTTATCATTAAAAGCAATTGATATTTCTCAAGATCCAGAAAATTCAGATGTTTCATCAGATGCAACTAATGTCTATGTTGTGATTCAAAATCACATATTTGGACAGAAGTCTGCAGGATTAGCGTAAGGGAGGTTGAACTATGGCTATATCACGAGCACAACTAGTTAAAGAACTAGAACCTGGTCTTAACGCTTTATTCGGTATGGAATATGATCGTTATGATCAAGAGCATTTAGAAATCTATGAGACTGAGTCATCTGACAGAGCCTTTGAAGAAGAGGTAATGTTAGCAGGATTTGGAAATGCTGCAACTAAATCAGAGGGTGCTGGAGTAACCTTTGATACTGCAAACGAAGTATATACTTCAAGATATACAATGGAAACTATTGCATTAGCTTTTGCATTGACAGAAGAAGCAATGGAGGACAATTTGTATGATCAGCTTGGAGCTAGATACACAAGAGCGTTAGCAAGATCAATGGCACACACAAAGCAAGTCAAAGCCGCTGCTACATTAAACAATGCGTTTAATTCAAGCTTCACAGGTGGCGACGGCAAAGAGCTTTGTGCAACAGATCACCCATTAGGTGGTGGTGGTACATTCAGAAATGAACCATCAACTGCAGCAGATCTTAATGAAACATCATTAGAAAATGCTCTTATTGACATTTCAAACTTTGTTGATGAGAGAAACATGATTGTTGCATTAAGAGGAATGAAACTTATTATTCCACCTGCATTACAGTTTGTTGCAGACAGATTGCTTGAGTCTACTTTAAGACCGGGATCATCTGATAATGATGTTAACGCAATTAGAAACATGGGTATGTTACCAGAGGGTTATACAATTAACCACTTCTTAACAGACACAGATGCGTTCTTCATCAAGACAGATGCACCTAATGGTTTTAAGTATTTTGAAAGAATACCATTAAGCACAAGCATGGAAGCTGACTTTGATACAGGCAACATGAGATATAAAGCTAGAGAGCGTTATGCCTTTGGTTTTTCAGACCCTCGTGCTGTCTTTGGTTCTCCTGGAGCCGCATAAAAATATTTACATATTTTTAAAGGGGTCTTTTCAGACCCCTTTTTTTTGTGTATAGTTAAAGTACCTTGACGAAGAATTAACTTCGACAACAGCCAAGACAAGGAGACATACATGGCTAATACAACATTCTCAGGTCCTATTAGATCTGAAAGCACAATTAAAACAATCAGTAAAGATGCAACTAGCGGAACCATTACAGAGGTAACAACTCTTGGTGGAGCACCAGTTAGCTTATCTGATGGTAATGTAACTCTTACAAATGCTACTCATAGTGGTAGAGTTTTACTTGTACCAGATGGTGGTCAAGATAATACATACACACTTCCAGCACCTATAGCTGGGTCTATGTTTAGATTTGTGTATGCTGGAGGAGCTGCAGATGCAACAGATGCTATAATAATTACTCCAGGAAATACTAATTTTTATATTGGTGGTATTACATTTTTAGATACTGACGGTAATGCAATTAGTTCTGTATTTTCAAATGGTAGCTCAAACAGTAGTATTCAATTTAATGTTCCTGCTGGATTTGACGTTACTATCATGGGTCTAAATACAACTAATTATCAGATTTTTGGTAATGCTACATCAACGACTGCTCCAGCTTTCGCTGACCAATAATAGGAGATATAAATGGCTGGAACAAGATCTGACGTAAAAGCCTTTAATGTGAACCAAGGAGCTTCTGCCGCTGTGGTAGGACCTGCAAGGTCAAGAATAAGACAGATAGTTATTTTTGCAGATGCGGCTGGTGCTTTGACCATAACAGACGGTAATGGTGGTGATAACTTAATAGTACAAAGTTTTCCAACTGGATTACACACTCTTAATATTCCAGACAATGGTATATTAGCAGAGAGTGGTGCGTATCTATCTGCTTTCACTGGCAGTGGTAACAAGCTCACTATATTCTTATCGTAATGGCTAGAACAAGAGACAAGCAACCTCCTAAGACCAAAAAGTATTATCGCCCTACCAAGTCTGGGGCGGGAATGACAAAGGCTGGGGTTGCTCGTTATCGAAGAGAAAATCCAGGCAGTAAATTAAAAACTGCTGTTACTGGTAAAGTTAAAGCTGGGAGTAAGGCTGCAAAAAGAAGAAAGTCATTCTGTGCAAGGAGTGCAGGTCAGATGAAAAAGTTTCCTAAAGCAGCCAAGAATCCTAATAGTAGATTGAGACAAGCAAGAAGAAGATGGAAATGTTAAAGAAAAAACCAACACCAAGACCAAAATTAGAAGATTTAACAGAAAATCAACAAAAGCGTTTGTTGAGAACTTACATAGCTAATATGTCACAAAAAGAAAGAACAACTTTTTTGAACAAAGCAATTAAAAATGTATATCCAAAAAGTTTTCCACAAACAAAAACAAAAGATCAAAGATTTAAAAAAAGAGGTGGTAGTGTTAAGAGCTAAAGACATGATAAATGGAATATCAGTTGTTCTCGTTGCTGGATCTATTGCATGGATAGTTACAACACTTATAGAAGTAGACAAAAGAACCGCAATTACTGAAATAAAAGTTAAAGAAAGTAACAAAATGATAACAGCATTGTGGGCAGATTTTATGAAAAGAAAGGGTGAGGATGGCAATCTCGCGGGGATCAATGTCAAAACAGATCACAAAATCTCCTGGAAAACGCTCCTCAAAGTGGAGTAGTGCTAGGAAGAGGCGGATCGATTGTAAAAGACCTAGAGGGTTTTCTGAAAGAGCACATTGTGCCTCTAAAAAAAGGAGAAGTCGTAAGGGGTGAACCACTTAAAGTATGTTATAAATGTAAGAAAAAAGAGTTTTTTTGCACTTGTTGGAAATTAAAGAAAAGGAGATATTATGCCTAAAGACGCATGTTACCACAAAGTAAAAGCCAGATATAAGGTTTTTCCATCAGCGTATGCCTCAGGCGCTATCGCAAAATGTAGAAAAGTCGGTGCGGCAAACTATGGAAATAAAAGCAAAAAGAAAAAAGATGGTGGTCTTATGGCAGCCATAAAGAAAGTCAAAAGTGAAACTATGGCTGCTAGAGACGGTAAAGCAGTAAAAATGACTAAACGTAAGTCAAGTAACAAAAACATAGCTAGAGGTTGTGGAGCTATAATGTCTAACAGAAGAAAGAAAACAAAGTATTCCTAATGGCAGTTCGAAAGACAAAAGCGGGTTTAGCACTTAAGCGTTGGTTTAAGGAAGATTGGAAAGATCAACGCACTGGTAAAAAATGTGGTCGTCAAAAGGGTGAAAAACGTGGTACTCCGTATTGTAGACCCACCAAGAGAATTAGTTCTAAAACTCCAAAGACAGCGTCAGAGATGACAGCAAAAGAAAAAAGTAGTAGGATAGCACAGAAGAAGAGATTAGGGCAACCTAGAGGTGCTCCAAGAAGAGTTAAAGCATTGAGAAGGAAAAAGAAATAATGGCAAC